TTGCGGCGCAGCTGCTTCACTTCAGCTTTGGTCGCGGCTGCTATCTCGATGGTCACCTGTGCGGAGTCGTAGTCACTATCCCATACATCGTCCTTGGTGCCCTGCTCGTTCTGAGTGGGGTCTTCGATGATAATGATGTAGGGCAGCTGCGTATTGTCTTCGGTGTCGGGTGGCACCTCAAAGCAGCAGGTCACAATGTTGCCGTCGGTCAGGCTCACAAGCGACGAATCGCCAGTGATGGCTGCGTACATGATGTCGTCAAGCTCCATTTGCACTTTCAGTTTGACTTGTTATACATTCGATTCAGATTCATTTCCCTTCCCCCCTGGGGAACCGACGGGCCGTCAGCCTTTGCTGCGCATCGGAGCAGCCCGCCGGAGGAACTTCCCAGAAGAAGAGTGTCGAGAGGGTTTAGGTGGTCTCTGGCTCATCGCCGTCCACAATCTTATACAGTCCGAAGGCCATAGAAGGATATGTTGGATTGGTACCAGGAGTCGGGTTGCCGCCGTTGATGAACACGCTCAGGTCGGTCATGGACCACAGCGAGTTGAACACCACCTTGGTGACGTTGTTCTTAGCCACGTCTGCGCTGAAACCGTCGACCACCAGACGAGAGTTGTTGTGCTCCTGTAGGGCGAACCACTCCCAGTAGCCAATCTCCAAGTAGCGGTCGGTGGTGGGCTCCAGAGCGGTGCCGCCAGCGTTCAGCTTGGTGTTCACGTAGTGTGACACGGTATAGGGATAACCGCAGCAGAGACCGTCCTGAATGACGAAACCAGCGGCAGCACCTGCAATCTTCGGAGTGGCCTTCAGCTGTGCCTCGGTCACGCGGTCCATCGACAGGCAGACGTCGCCCTCGAAGAATCCGTTGTTGGAGAACTCGGCAACAGCTTCGAGGATGTTCTTGTAAGCGTCGGCACCCAACACAATCTCCTTCGGAGTCATGCCAGCGAACGGACCCTTGTTCATCAGCCAAGCGGCCTGCGAGTAAATCTTCTTGGCGAGATACTTACGCATGGCGATAGTGATCTTGCGCTGAACGAAGCCCATCAGGTCGAAGGCTGCATTGTCGATAGCCTGGTTGCTGATGGCGACCATGAGAGTCACACGGTGAGGTGTGGGCGTGATGTTGGCAAAGTCGAGTGTCTGCTCAGAGCAAGCCTGAACCTCACCCTTCTCCTCCATCTCCACGTCGTTGACGCTGACGGGCCATACCTCGTTGCCCTCGACGCCTGTGACGATAGCCAGACCCTTTGGCAGGTCGAGACCCTCGTGCAGGGTGGGGATGACATCGTGGATGGTGAGCTGGATAGCACCAGAGGCGTTGATGTTGCCAATGGTGTTGCTCGAACCGTCAACGTTGGTTCCGGGATTCAGCAGGATGGTGCGCAGGCTCTTACCCTCGCGGCTCTCACGCATGATGGCACGGAACTGCTCGTTCTTTGCCATGCGCTCGCGCTCAGCTACAGCCTTGCTGTGCTCGTTGTCGAGGTTGATGCCGCGCATCTGACGCTCACACTCCTCGATCTCGCGAGTCAGGTTAGTCACTTCCATCTGCTCTTCAGCAGTGAACTCACGGTTGTTGGCCTTCATGTAGAGGTCACCCAACTTCTCGTTAGCAGCACTGCGCTGCTCACGAAGTTCTTCAAATGTTTTCTTCATCTTAAAATCGGTTTTAAGGGTTAATAAATAGATTCTTCTAATGTCTGGCCGAAGCTCGACAGTTTTTTCAGGTGGGCAGCTCTGCGCTGCATCTCCTGCATCATCTGCTGCTCCTTCAACTCTGCCTCGCGCTGCTGCAACTCAGCCTTCTGGCGGTCGAGTTCTTCCTGTGCAGCCTTCTCTGCCTCACGCTTGGAAACCAGTCCGGCAGGTTCGCCAATGATGGCGTCCAGGGCCTTGTCGGTGGCTTCGCGCTGGGAGATGTCAGTCTGCTGGTAGGCAGGATGTCCGGCAATGGTTACATCGTAGAGTCCAGTCACGCGCTTGACGTGGCGCACCCACACTTCCTTACCGGCTTCGTTCTTAGTCTCTGTGCGCTCGTAGCTCACGCCGTTCTCGGAATCATCCTCGTCGGCGGTGAAGGCAAAGCTCATTCCTGAGATGTCGCCGCGCTCGATAGCACTCAGCAGTTCGTTGGCTCGTTCGGTCTCAGCCAAGGTGCAACGCACCCACAGACCGCGCTGGTCAAAGCCCATTGAGAGAGTACCACGTCCTTGACGCCAGCGGCCAAGGATGGCAGTGTCGTCGTGGAAGGCAGTGAGCACCACGTCCGAGCGGTTCAGCAGGTCGTTGGTGATACAGCCAGGTTCCATGATCTCGTACACCTCACGGTATGGTGACCACGGGGTGAGGTTAACAGAACGAACACCGAACACGACGGCATGGCCTTCGATGGTACGGCTTTTCTGCTCTCCTTCAGCTTCGCGGACGTGCAGGCCGCACATCTGGAAGTCAATCTGTCGATTCAGTTTCTTGCTCATATCTTTTCGTTTTAAAAATTACGTTTCATTATGCGGGCAGAATTACGTCTGGGGTTTACCGCGCGTTTTCGCTCCAATTCCTCGAAGTATTCCTTCACCTCGTCACGGCTTACTGGCTGTGGAGCCATCGCCGTTCGTATCTTGTAGGGATTGCTCATTTCCATGTTTCTACGGGTTTGCCGAACATCATCGGTGCGATGCTGGGGCGTTCTTTGTTTTTTCTTGTCGAATGGTGCTCGTACCACTGCATCAGCGGACTCGCCGTGATGATGTCCTGTGATACAGGGAGAATATTCATCGCGTCCTTGAACTGCGTGGCGATGACAAACGAGAGAATGTGCTGGTCGAGTCGGTCAATCTCTTCGCCGCCGGTGTACTTCATCAGGCAGTAGGTCAGTCGGTTGGCGTCGAGGTTTACCGCTGTCTTGCGGACTATCTCGAAGCAGCCCTGGAACATTCCCTGCGTCGATAGATCGTAGCCGAAGCCTTGCATCATCTTCAAACATCGGTCGGCCACCTCACGGCTGTAGTTCCTGATTCTTACCCACTCAGTCAGTTCCTTGTCGAATTGGTTGCGGGCTGGGTGTATCATCAAGCAGCGGTCGTACTGTCCATCCTCGAAAGCCTGCATCAGTTCTGTGAGTGGCTGGTGCATACCGATGCTACCGTCTATGCGAACCACCACGTCGGTATGTGCCCACTGGAATAGGTGAAAGCGCGTGTAGTAGCACTTTTCCATCACGGGCCAACCCTCCATCGTCGTGTCAACCACCACCTGCCATGTGTCACTCTTCAGCGTGGGGTCGTCGGTGATGAGCAGGTATTCGGCATCAGGGTCTTTTACTCCGATTTCGTGTACCTGCTCGTAGCCTCCGAAGATGTATGTCAGCACCGTGTATTTCATTTCCACAAATCCTTATGTTCTTCGAGCCATTTCTTTTGCTCCTCGACGTTGTTCTGTCGCCACGATCCTCCGTGGTAGTGGATGTAGCACTCAGGCAGCGTCTTGTAGTTGCGGCACACGAGGGCTGGCTTGGTCTTTACGATGTCTTCCAACAGGCTTGCGCCGGTGTCGTACCAGTTGCCGCGTACCATCACGCCCTTTTGTAACGCCCAGCAGCGCATCTGGTCGAAGTAGCGGGCACCGTTGGCGGTGAGCAAAGGCACGTTCATGTAACACAGCAATGGCAATAGACGGGGCACGTCACAGAGGTTTCCCGGTTGATGCCACTGAATACGGCCAACGGCTGCAAACTTCTCATCCCAGATGAAGTCGAAGGGCTTCTTGATGAGCACGTCGCTCTCCATCAGGATGAATCCTTCAGGAATCAACTCCCACAGCTTCTGCACGGTCAGAATATGCTTAAAGGAACCGAAGTTTGACTTCATGGCATACTTTGGCTCGCGGTCGGGATATTTCGCCAACTCTTCATCGAAGTTGATGAGCTGGCCGTTGGTGTTGTTAATCACCTTCACGCCACGCATACGACGCTTGAAAGGTCGCTCGTTCGAGTTGTCGAAGACGACTACCTGGTAGTCTTCCTTGGCCTGCTTACGCATGCTAAGGATGGCAGCCTCGGTGAGTTCTGGCGTGTTATAGTGTACGATTGCGATTGTCTTTTTCATTATACGCAGAGAATAAATCCGTCGGATGTTACAAAGATGTTGCTGTAGCAGTCAGCGAGCACGAAGTTACCCTGTGCTACCACCTGGAAGGCAGGCACCGACCCGTCAGAGGTTGTCATGTGGCTGGCCATATTGGTCATGCTCCACCACGTATTCAACACCATTGAGGTGATATTGCGTCCGGCTGTCTTGGCCGTGCTTCCGTCGAGAATGATGCGACCGCCTGCGTGCTGACTGACGGCACACCAGTTGAACACACCAACACCCAGGCAGAAGGGGTACGGACTTTCAAGTTGTCCGTCCGAATCCTTCATGGTACCGAAGTACTTGTTCACGATGTAGGGATAGCCACAGCACAGCCCATTCTCGATGATCATCTGCGGTACGGCTGGGTCTATCGGTGTCTGCTTCAGCAGCAGCTCAGTTTCCACATTCATCACCACGGCAGCGGTGTCAAGGTCGAAGCCTGCATTGTGCAGATTGGTCATCGCGTTGCGGATGGCATCGGGCAACGAACCCTCGAAAGGTGATGCGGCAGCGTCCACGAACGGACCATGATTGCCAGGCCACGGCTCGAAGCTGTAGAAGTGGCGGGCAAGATACTTTTGCATGGCCAGTCGCACTTTGCCACGGATGAAGCCCACGAGGTCGAATCCGGCATTGTCGATGGCCGCATTCGAGATGTCGATACGCAGCGTCACGCGGTGGGGTGTGGCTGCTATCTTGCCAAAGGTCAGCGTCTGCACGTCGGCAGCCTGTACCTCGCCTTTCTCGTCAAGTTCTACGTCGTCGGCACTCACGGGCCACACCTCGTCGCCTACCACGCCCTGCTGCATCTGCACACCGGTAGGCAGTCCTGTGGCGTAAGCATCCACCACGGGGATGATGTCCTGGATGTCGAGGTGTACGGCACCGCTCGCCTCGATATTATTCGATGGCTCAGGATCGCCGGGGAACGTCGGCTCGCCGTCGGGTCTCATCGGCCACAGCGTGATGGCGCGGATGTCATTCCTCGCCGCCAGCAGTTCCCTGCGCAATATCAGATTGATGTCTTTTACTGTGTTCATACTCTTCGCGTGTTTTTACGTTTCGGGTTTACTCGTTGATAGGCTCGTCTTCCTCGCCATTCTCCGTAGGCTTCGGCTCAGCCGAAGCACCAGCCGCAGGTCTTCCTCCCTGCTGGTCTGCACTCTTTGCCTTCAATGCTTGCAGCGTCATAAGGTTGGCACTTGCCAATGGCTCGTCGCCGTCCTTGACTGATGGTAGGTCGTATGACTGGCGAATCTCGTTCACGGTGTTCACGCCTGTTTCGAGGTGCAGCTTGTCGATTTCTGCCTGACCCTTCGCATCGAGTCGTCTCAATGGCAACTCGCAAACGTGAATCCTACGCTTGCCAAAATCCTCAAAGGTCAGCAGCTTGGCGTTCAGCTCATCTTCTGTCTTGCGAATGCGGGGCTGGATATTGCGCAGCAGGAACTCCTGCGTTGCGTGTTCCGGCATGCGGTAGTTGCCGCCGGTAGTTCCAACGATAGCCATAATCAAAGGCACACCCATCAGTCGGCAGATGGCTTCGTCTGAATAACCGCGACTTTCGAGCAACTGCAACTGTTGAGCCGTCTGAGAAATGATGGTGGGGTCCATCACGTTATCCAGCAGCACCACGTCGTTACTCTGCCAGTCGCCCTCGAACTTCTTGGCGGTCTTGCGAAGTTCGTCGGGGTTGTTTCGGCCACGGGTTCCCATCGGTGTCGATTTCTCCTCCTTCAGCAGAATCTTGTGTTTACCTCCCTTCGCCATGTCCTGAAGGGCTTGTTCATCGCCGGTGGCTGCAATCGTCAGCGACTTAAAGGCATAATCGATGGTGGGG